ATGGCGTGGATCCGGCCGCGGAAACGCAAAGACGGCACGGCCTACTTCTCGGTGTACTGGCGCGAAGGCGGCCGCAAGTCCAAGACCGAATGCCTCTCGTGGGACGACTACGCCGACGCCGAGCACTGCAAGCAGCTCGTCGAGCAGCTCGGCGGCGACAAGGCACGAGAGATCATGAAGATCGTCCAGGCTCCCCGCCAGGCCCAGACCGTCACCCAATACCTCACTAAGCACATCGACCACCTCACCGGCGTCGAACCCGGCACCATCGCCCGCTACCGCGCCTACGTCAAGAACGACATCGGCCCGGCCATAGGCGACATCCCCCTCACCGCACTGTCACGTGACGACATCGCCCGCTGGATCGCCGCCCAAGAGGCGGCAGGGAAGTCCGGCAAGACGATCGCCAACAAGCACGGCTTCCTCGCCGGCGCGCTCAACGCTGCCGTCCGAGACAAGCACCTCGCCGCCAACCCCTGCGACGGCAACCGGCTTCCGCGCTGGGACCGCGAAGAGATGGTGTTCCTCGAAGCCGACGAGTTCCAGACACTGCTCGCCGCGGTCCCCGAGTACTGGCGGCCGCTTGTGCAGTTCCTCGTCTCGTCGGGCTGCCGGTGGTCCGAAGCCACCGCGCTGCAGCCCCGCGACATCGACCAGCGCGCTGGCACCGTCCGCGTCCGCCGCGCCTGGAAGACCGGCGCCGGCGGCTACACCCTCGGCGTCCCCAAGACGAAGATGAGCGTCCGTACCATCAACGTGCCGACCCGGGTGCTCGAGCCACTCGACCTCTCGGGTGAGTGGGTGTTCACCAACTCCGGGCGCGGCCGCGCCGGCGACACCGGCCCCGTCCGCATCCACTCCTTCAACCCCAACGTCTGGACCCCGGCCGTCAAGCGCGCCCAGGCCGACGGACTCACCAAGCGACCCCGCATCCACGACCTCCGCCACACCTGTGCGTCCTGGCTCATCCAAGCTGGCCGGCCACTCCCGTCGGTGCAGCAGCACATGGGCCACGAATCGATCACCACGACGATCGGCGTCTATGGCCACCTCGACCGCTCCAGCGGCAAAGGCAACGCCGACGCCATTGACGCCATGCTCGGACAGTAGGATCGCGGCTATGAACGCCGTTCAGTGGGGGTTTCTCGGTCTCGGACTCGTCGTCGAGGCCATCTGCATCTGGGGGATCATCACCGCACCACCCAGCACCAAGCGCGACGACGCCAACCGCTGACCTCGGGCCCTCGCCCGACCGCGGATCTCTCACCTCCGCGTGAAAGTGCGTGCCTGCTGCCGCTCCTGGGCGATCCGCCGCAGCCGATTGACCAGCACCGGATCGTGGGCCAGTGCAGCCTGCGAATGCAGCAGTTGGCATAGCCGCGTGTAGTACCGCACCGGCGTCAGGCCCAACTGCTCACGGATCGCATCTTCCTTCGCTTCGGCGGTCCGCCAGAACTGGTTCTCGAACTCGAGGATCGCGATGTCGTCGTCGGTCAGGGAATCCACAGCCATTGGTCCTCCAGGTGGTGTTCGAGTTCGGCCACCTCGACGGGGTCGAGCGCGTTCATGCGGGCTTCAAGCATCGGCAGGTCGACCCACAGGTGGTCGGCCAGGTCGTGCGCATGCCGCGACGAGCACGCGCGCAGCGCGTCGACGAGGTCAGGGAGCTCGATGAGCCGGCGCGCCGCGGTGCGCTCAACAGCTGCTTCCTCGCGGGCGAGAAGGGTGCCGTTCGTCGGGAATACCCGGCGTTCGTCGTGGACGAGTTCATGCGCGACTGTGCACCGGCGCTCTACCTGCAGCTGGTGGCGGTCGATCAAGATGACGTTGCCGCGAATGCAGCCGCGCCTGCCGGTCGGCTCGTCGACGAACTCCACACTCAAGTACGTGCGCTGACCGAGATCCCTCCACGGGTCATATCTCCCCATGAGGAGGAACGTAGGGGAGCAGTCCGACAAGACCGACGCGGGAAGCGAATCTGTTTGAAGCTAGGCGAACGCCAGCTCGCGCGCCATGTCCTGGGCGAAGACCTGCGCATCTGGCACCATCGTCCGGCGATCGAGCAGCGAAAATGCCGGGCAGCTTGCAGCGGTCTTGTCGAGCTCCGCGATGAACGCTTCTTCGGTCACTCGAGTCGGGATTCGGTATGGCCGGGTGTGCAAGTCTTGACCGCACCTGACCGCGAGGACGGCCCAACGATTTCGCAACTTCCGACGGACAGGCTCTAGGACACCGACCGTGTAGGGATCGGCAGAGTAGACGGCGTCGGCCTCATCCTCAGTCAACCGCACGAAAAGTACTTCTGTGGCTCCTGGCTTCTCATCAAAAAGCCAGACGAGAATGGCGCCATCTGAATCACCGATCGGGAGCAATCCGGTCCGTTCGCGGATCCGCGTAAGACCTGCGGATTCGGAGTGGGACGCGAAGTCGCTCAGCCAGCGCAGACCGCGATCAGCCTGGCGCAACCGGAAGCTTTGCGGAAACATCGTCACTCCCCATCCTCTGCTATCGATTCTAGCGTTTTCCTTCCTGGGTTTGACCACCACTCTTTATGAACGTCCAGGTCGCCGTCACAACTTCCCAAAATGCTCGCATGTTTCGGACTCGCTGGACTAGCGGTATCTAAACACCGGTATGTGGCCGTGACCAGCTTCGTTACCTGGAATTGGCGGTGTCGGTGATGTTCCGCCGGTGGTCGACCGAGCATCGCGTAGACCGTCTCTCGAAGAGATAGCTTCCCGAGAAACACAGAAACGTCGACTTCTGGCTTCTCGAACCTTGGCACTTCGCGGAAGTAGTCGGTCCCGTATTGCGTGAGCCAACCGTCTTCGAGCTGGGGGCCCGTGGGTATTCTCACCTGCGCCGACACACGCACTGGCTTGCTTCCCTCGCGGAACGAATGCTGCTTTCGGGCAGCGTTTCCGTCCCGTCGGCCCTTGGACTTTGTTGACATCAGCCCTACTCCGCCGACTCAGTCTTGTTCCGCAGCTCGGTCCTGCTCGTCGCGCCGGCGACGGCCCTCCGACGGTTGCCCAACATCGCGGGCCGCAAGGTCGTACTCCGACTTGGCCGCCGCCCGTTGTCCGGCCGGCAAGTCGGCAGCCTCACGAACCTCTTCTTCCAGCGTCGCCAAGGCGGCCTTCGCTTCGCTTCGCGTTAACAGCCACGGGAAGTCCGGCTCTCCATCAGAGAGTTGTCGGTATAGCTGTTCGCGTTCGACGTACAGGAGGCTTAGCCAGTTGTCCATCCTGGCGGCGTGCTGGCTGTTGAGGATGCGGCTGATTAGGTACGCGGCGATGAAATGTACGGCGTCACGCGTCGCGGCCAGCAGCCGCTCAGACGGCTGCTCTGAGGCAGTGACGGCCGCTGCTAATTCCCGCGCCGTACTCCATCCTTCGGCCACCAACAGCTCAAGAATTCGGGGGTCGTTGTCGCCAGGTATCACGGGCCGTCCGCGGTCGGGAAGAGGCTTGCCATCCCGGTTGACCGGCCGCCGCGGCGTCGGCTCGCCGCCGTCCAGCACGCGGGAGGCGCTGCCATCCTCCCATTCGAGGCCCACGTCGATCTTCTTGAGCGTTTCCGCGACACCGCGCGAGGGCCGCCATTCCCCGGCTTCTATCCGCGACTGAAGGGTGTCGGACGGCCCACCGCGGTCGGCGACGGCCGCTTGTGACCATCCGCGGTTCTTGCGGCGGGCGGCGACGTGCTCGCCTAGTCGTTCCCACTGGGGTTCCACACGGCCAACGATGCCGGAAAACTTCGGCAAACAAAACCGCACTTCGGCAAACCCGGTTGATCTGATACCTCATCAGGCTGTTTCTTACACGAGTGTGTTTCTGCACCTAACGCCTAAGTTTGCCCAAGAATTGCTTGAAACTTGGCCCATGTTTGCCTACAGTTGGCTGCATGCCCAACGCGACGCCAACAAAGCGGCAGCGATACGCCAACCAGCGGCCGAAGGTTGGCCCGCCGGTCGTTACCATCGGCGTGCTCCGCAAGGCGAAGAGCATCACGCTGCAGGACGTCTGCGACCACATCAACCGTGAGTTCGAGTTCCCGAAGCCAGTCGAGCGCGGCACCATCAGTGCGATCGAAAACGGCCACCGCGGAGCGAGTGCCCAGATGCTCGCCGCGATCGCCAGCGCCCTCGGCATCCCCGTTGACGCAATCGACACGCAGTACTCACCGCGCAAGAACGGAACGTCGGCCCTGCAGGTGTCGGCATGAGCTCCGTCCGCGCTTTCTTCGTTTACCGCATGTTCGACCGCAACGGAGAACTGCTCTACGTCGGCTGCACCAATAATCTCCGCCGCCGGTGGAAGGAGCATCGAACCGAGCGCCCGGAGGTGGTATCCCAGGCGATCTCTTTCAAGGTGCATGGTCCGTTCACACGCGAGGTGGCTCGCCAGAAAGAACGAACCGCGGCCGAGACGGAGCACCCGCTGTATGGCTGGACCCCAGCCAAGCAGAGCGTCATCAACATTCGGTCCGGATACATCCGGCGCCGGATGCGCGCGCTTCAGGCCGAAGGACACAACTGGCATAACGCCTACGACTCCGCATCTGCGGAAGCCGATGCCGCCTACCCCGACGTCAGTTACACCGCGCCTTGGCGACCGTTGGTGGCGAACTCATGACCGCCGACATTCAAACTCTGTCACTCAAGGAGTACGCGGCAGCGTTGCTAGGCCCCGGCCCGGATCCGGCTGATCCAGTCGGCTCGGTCGAGGAGCACAAGCTGCAGTGGCTGACGAAGCGACTCCGCGGCGAGGCTAAGCCGCAGTTACCCGGTTACAAGGTCGCGCGGCAGTGGCGTGCCACCGAAGCCGACGTCGCCCAGGCCATCGACATGCTGCGCCCGCCGAACGTGTCCGTGCCGGCCGTCCCCATGGCCTCCTCGATGACCCGCACCAGCCGCCGCCGACTGGCCAGCGCATGACCGCCCGCGCTTGTGGAGTCGTCGAGCCCGACTGGAAGCGCACCTGCGCTCTTCTCGCCGGCCATGACGGTCCACGCCGCGAGTGCGAAATCAGTTGGCCCCAAACCTCTCCGGCGGTTGAGCGCCCAGCCGCCGGAGTCCGCTCCTCGGAGGTGAGCACGACCCCCCGCGTGCCCTCCGAGGAGCACCGACTTACCCAGCCCGACAACTAGTTCGGCCGCCGCCCCGTTTGCCCCGGGACGACGGCCAAGCCACAACGACACCGGAAGGACATCCGTCGTGGACAACCCGAATCATAGCCAGCACCCAGCACGAACCATGTTCATGCTCGCCACCGTCGTGTCGAGCGCCCTCGCCGCCTGCGCCTTCATCAACTGGTGGCCGGCCGCGTTCTGGGCGTCGGCCGCCTCGACGATCGCGTTCTTCGTCATCGACCTAGTCATCGCCTTCCGGGCGCGCTGGCGCGCCAAGGCGCGCGAGATGGCGATCATCGCCGACGCCGACCCCGACGACCTCTACCCCGACGAACTGTGGCCGGTACCGCGTTCGCCCGGCGACACGCAGTACCTCATCCCAGGCCGCGACTTCTACCTCGGCCCGCGCCAGCAAGGCCCCGCCCTCGCGCCGGTCGGAACGATCGACCCCACCGGGATCATCCGCACCCAGGTGACGTACCGGCCGTGGTGGCGACGCCTCTGGCGGCGACTCACACCGTGGTGGGCCATCGCGCTGGCACCACTACTGATCGTCCCGATAGGGCTCCGCAGCGCGCCCCCGGCTAGCGCCGACACCACCAGTGAGGCCGCGTTCATCGACGCGGTCACCGACCTCGCGGTCCCGTACGGCACTCGCGACGCCATGCTCAACGTCGGCCGCGTCATCTGCCAGCAGTTCGACCTCGGCATGGACCTCGACACCGCCGAACAGGCCGCAGTCCTCGGCGGCTACACCCCCGACCAAGCCGCAGCCGTCACCCACGCCTCCATCGGCACCCTCTGCCCCTGGCACGCCGAACTCCTCGTCGACGGACGGACGGTCCTCCGATGAGCGCGCTGACCGAGGTGCTCGCCGCGCACCAGTGGGATGAACGGGCGATGTGCCGCGGCTGCAACGCGGGCCCCTTCCCGAGCGGTGCGGCGCTCGCCGAGCATCAGGCCGAAATGGTCGCTGCCTCCGGGGTGGCCGTCATCGAACTACCGTCCGTCGCGCACTGCGGCCCGCACGACACCGACGCGAAGTTCTTCCGCCAGGTCGCAGACCGAATGGACGTGCCGAGCAGGCGGATCGACTATCTCGGCGGCGGAAACGTCCGCGCCGCCGTGCAAACGCTGCTTACCCGCGCCGCCCACGCAGCTGAGGCGGTGCGGGCGTGAAGGGGTTCATCGACGGCACCGACAACGGTTCCGCGCACCGCTCCGCCTGGGGACTCGACACCGACACCGAGGTCGACGCCTGGAAAGCCGACGCGCTGTGCGCCCAAACAGATCCCGAAGCGTTCTTTCCCGAGAAGGGCGGCTCGACCCGCGAAGCGAAACGCATCTGCATCGGCTGCCCCGTCCGCGAGGAGTGCCTCGACTACGCGCTCGAGCACGACGAACGTTTCGGCATCTGGGGCGGCCTCTCCGAACGCGAACGCCGCGCACTGAAGCGCGGAGACCGCGGCCCCGAAGTCAACATCACCCGCACCAACGCCCGGCCATGCCGCGGCTGCGGAGAAACCATCACCTCCGCCGACACCACGAACTACTGCTCCACCGCCTGCCGAAGCAGCGCCTACCGAAAGGACTGCGCATGACCGCCGACATCGTCTTCATGGACATCGAGTCGATCGGCCTACACCCGGACGCCCCCGTGTGGGAATTCGCCGCGATCCGCCGCTTCGCCAACGGCAACGAGGACCGCACCGAGTTCCGCATCCAGCACGACCCTGCCGGCTGGTTGACCGAGGAACACTTCCCGGCACGGTTCCGCGCCGACTACGACGCCCGCTACGTGCGTTCCGACGCCGCAACCGAGTTCGACGCCGCCGTCATGATCAACCTGATCACCCGCGGCGCCCACATCATCGGCGCCGTGCCCAGCTTCGACACCGAGCGCCTCGCCAAACTGATCCGCCGCCACGGCATGGAACCGTCCTGGCACTACCACCTCATCGACGTCGAGAACGTAATCGTCGGATTCCTCGCCGGCGGCAGCCGCTACGAACTGTGCACACCGCCGTACGACTCCAACGCCCTCTCCCGCGCCGTCGGCGTCGACCCCGACACCTACAACCGGCACACGGCGATGGGCGACGTCCTCTGGGTCCGCGCCCAGTGGGACTCCATCATGCAGCCCCAGCGCGTCGCCACGATCGGTGGTGGTGTCTGATGGGACGCTCGAAGCCCGGCATCGCGACCTGCCCGCGCTGCAACCGTGCGGTCCGCACCGACGCCCACCGGTTCAAGCTCCACACCGACGCCGCGGGGGAGCGGACGTGCCCGCTATCCACGCAGCGGGTGCCGTTCGACGGGCACACCGCCACCGACTACGTCGGCCGCGCACACCTCGTCGCTGACTTAGCCGAGCAGGTTCAGGACGCCGATCCCGCTGTGGTGTGGGAGTACCTGACAGCTACGCCGGCCGCCGAGATCCAGCGCCTGCTGATCATTGCCCTGGCCGCCATCCCAGTCGACCAACGCGTCGAGGACATGTTCGCCTGGGTCACCGAGCTGCCCGTCGCGAAGCGAGCAGCGTCATGACTGAGCAGCTCGCCCTGTCGTTCGATCCGACGATCGCGGACCGCTTCGAGGAGTTCCACGAAGCGAACCCCAAGGTGTACGTCGTGCTGGTCCGGCTCGCCCGCGAATGGGTGAATCGCACGGGTCGGCGGAAGGTCGGTATCGGCGCGTTGTATGAGCGCGCTCGGTGGGAGATCGCCACCGCGACGAACGATCCGGATTTCAAGCTGAACAACAACTTCCGCGCGTTTTACGCCCGCCTCATCATGTGCAGTGAAGCCGACCTCGCCGACCTGTTCGACCTCCGATCGAGTGGCGCCGACGAATGGATCGCGGGATACCTCCACCGAGGTGCCGCATGACCATCCACTACAGCGACGACCAGGTGACGCTGCACCTCGGAGACGCGCTCGCCGTCGCCCGCGAATTGCCCGCTGGCGCCGCGGATTGCATCGTCACCAGCCCGCCGTACTTCGGTCTGCGCGACTACGGCACCGAGGGGCAGTACGGGCTTGAGTCGTCGCCAGCTGAATACGTCGAGACGATGCGGGCGCTGTTCGCAGAGCTGCGCAGAGTGCTCGCCGACGACGGCACGTTGTGGCTCAACCTCGGCGACAGTTACAGCGGATCGTGGGGCGCGCAGGGCAAGACGCCGCAGGGCTATCAGCGCAATTTGATCGAACAGGGAGCGTACAACGGATCGGCCGCACGCACCGGCAGCATCCGTCCGGGTATGCCGCCCGCGAAGAGCCTCATGGGGGTTCCGTGGCGTGTGGCGTTCGCACTCCAGGACGACGGCTGGATTCTGCGGAACGCGATCATCTGGCACAAGCCGAACGCCATGCCGGAGAGCGTCACTGACCGGCTCAGCGGTCGTTATGAGCACGTCTTCATGTTCTCGAAGTCGCGGCGCTACTGGTTCGACCTCGACGCTGTTCGTGAGCCATGCACGACGCAGCACGCATCAGCGTTGAACTGGGCGCGCGACACCAAGGAAGCCGACGTTCCGGGACAGGGGCACCGGCAGCATCGCGGCGACCGCACGCCGTACGCGCCCGGCATGAACCCGCAGGCGATGAAGGCCTCCACTGGGAGGCGCCACGAGCTACCACCTGATCACCCCGGCACGCGCAACCCGGGTGATGTGTGGTCGATCCCGACCGCCCCGTTCCCTGGCGCGCACTTCGCCGTCTTCCCCGTGGCGCTGCCGCAGCGGTGCATCCTCGCGGGTTGCAAACCGGCCGGCACGGTCCTTGATCCGTTCAACGGCAGCGGCACCACCGGACTCGCCGCGCAACGCACCGGCCGGCGGTACATCGGCATCGACATCAACGCGGAATACCTCGACCTCACCCTCCGCGAGCGCCTCCACCAGTCCGCGCTCGACTTCGACGGGCTGGGCGCATGAGCGCGGCGCGCGCCGACCGGCGCCAACGCGATCGCCGCAACCGGCGCGAGGAACGCCGCCTCACGCTGCAAACCACCGCCGAACTGTGGCGCGGCCTCGAGGTCGTCGAAGCGTCCATCAAGCACGGCGACGTCCTCGGCGCACTCCAGTCCATCGAATCGCTCCGAGCCCTGGTCGTCGTCGCCGACCGCGTCCTCGTCGACCACCTCCGCGACGCCGAGAAAGCAGCCGCATCATGACCGCTCCCAGCCTGCTCTCCGTGCCCGCCGAGGACGGCGTTTATACCGACATCCCGGAAGACGTCTACCACGCCGACCGAGACAGCCTGTCCAGCAGCGGCGCCCGCCGCATCCTCGCCACCAGCCCGCGCAAGTTCCACCTCGAGCCGCGCGTCGAGAAACGCGAATGGGACGTCGGCCACGTCACCCACCATCTGATCCTCGGCAAGGGATCCGACATCGCGGTCCTCGACCCCGCCGTGCACGGGCTCACCGCCGACGACAAGCCGGCGAAGAACCCGCGCTCCACATCGAAGTGGAAAGAAGCCGAGGAGGAGGCCCGGGCCCGCGGCGCCGTGCCCATCAGTCTCGACGACTACCGCACCGCCGAGGCCATGGCCGCCGCCGTTCTCGACAACGAGTATGCCGCCGCGCTTCTCTCAGCCGGCGACGCTGAAGTCTCCGGCTACTGGCACGACGCACTCACCAACGCACGCCTGCGGTGGCGCGCCGACTGGCTCCACCCAGGCCGCAACCGACTCATCATCGTCGACTACAAGACGACCAAAAACGCTGCACCACGTGCCTTCTGGAAGTCCGTGTCCGAGTACGGCTACCACCAGCAAGACGCCTGGTACCGCGACGGCGTCATCGCCTGCGGCATCGACGACGACCCGCTGTTCGTGTTCATCGCCCAGGAGAAGGACTACCCGTACGAGGTCACCGTCCACGAGTCGAAACCCGACGACGTCCAGCGTGGCCGCGCACTCAACCGCAAGGCCGTCGACCTTTGGGCCCGCTGCCACCAATCGGGGGAGTGGCCCGGCTACCCGCCCGGCATCCACACCATCCAGCACCCCACCTACGCCATCTACCGCGAACAGGAGCAACTCGCATCATGACCGCAGCCACCGAAATCCAGCCCCAACAGTACGGCCGACCCGCATTCGGCGGCGGCCGGCCGGCCGCGCCGGTCAGCCAGGCCACCGCCATCGAGCAGCAGCGCGCGATCGCCGAAGTGCAGGCCGCAGTCGTCGTCGCCCAGTCCTGCCCCCGCAACATGGCCGACGCCGAACGCGAAATGGAGTACGTCTGCGGCCGCATGACCATGGCCGAGCGCGCCTTCTACCAGGTCACCAATCGCGGCACCGGCCCCTCGGTGCACCTCATGCGCGAGCTGGCCCGCATCTGGGGGAACGTCGACTACGGCGTCAAGGAGCTCCACCGAAACGACGACGCCGGCGAGTCCGAGGTGCAGTCGTTCGCCTGGGACATCCAGAAGAACACCCGCTCGTCGCGCACCTTCATCGTGCCGCATCAGCGCATGGTGAAGATCGACGGCGTCCAGCAGCGCAAGGATCTCGTCGACCTTACCGACATCTACCTGAACAACCAGAACGTCGGCGCCCGCGCCGTCCGTGAGTGCATCGACACCATCCTGCCGCGCTGGTTCGTCGAGAAGGCGCAGGACATCTGCCACAACACCCTGAAGAACGGCGAAGGCAAGCCGCTACAGGAACGAATCGCCGCGCTGGTCAACCGTTTCGCCGACATCGGCGTCACCGAGAAGCAGCTCGAGATCCGCGTCGAGAAGAAGCGCGGCCAGTGGACCCCAGAGGACGTCGCCCAGCTGACCATCGCCGGACAGTCCATCAGCCGCGGCGAAGCGCGCCGGCATGACCTGTTTCCGCCGCTCGCCGCCGAGTCGTCGTCGACGGCCGACGAGATCGCCGGCGCGGACACGGGGGAGCAGCCCGCCGAGGAGAAGCCGAAGCGCACCCGCAAGCCGCGCGCGGCGAAGACCGCCGCCGACAAGGACAACGACGGCACCGAGACCACCCCAGTAACACAGGAAGAGGAAACCCGGGACGGGGCTGGCGATACCGAAGAGGTCGCACAGCAAGTCGAGAACACGACGTCCATCCCCGACCCGGGCCCACTCCGCACCGCCGCACGCCAGCAGCTCGAGCGGGCCATCTTCGCCACCTTCGGAGACCTCGGCCTCAACGGCGACGACGACCGCGAAGACCGCCTCGTCGTCATGCGCGCCATCCTCCAGCGGCCCGATATCCAGTCGTCGAAAGACCTCGACGAAGAGGCCCTGCAGGTGCTCCGCAACCGGCTCCTCGACCGCAAACAGGCCGGCACGTTGGACGCCGACGTCACCGAGTGGATCAACGAAGCCACCATCCGCGGCGAGCAGGGAGAGTAGTCATGAGCGAGCCCACGATCGTCGTCGAGCTGATCAAGACACCGCCCGGGCTGCGCCGGTTCCCCGGCCAGAAGCCGATGCAGCCGTACCGATTCATGGTGTCCGACGCCGGGAACCACGAGCCCCTCGAACGGTCCTCCGAGCGGTACCGCCACGAAGAGTCCGCGCTCGACGCCATCGAGCAGGTCCACGCCCCCGAAGCCACCGTGCTGCTGCGTCGTTCTGGCCACCCGGACCGCGTCCTCCGCTACGGCATGCGCCAAGTCGACTCCATCGGACCCGCCGACCGGGGCTCACTCTGGTTCGGGCTCCGCAACGGTCACCTGTATCGGTGGCAGCGCACCGCCGGCGACGTCGTCGACTTCGGCCGCTGGCTCCACCTCAACCCCTACATGCCGTCCAGCGGCTGGCAACCCAGCTCGGCCGCCACCACCATCCCCGGCCCATTCCAGGAACTCCGCACCCTCACCGACAGCGAGGCACCAGCATGACCGCGCAGCGATACCGCAAGAAGCCCGTCGAGATCGACGCCTACCAGTGGTTCGAGGTGTCGCCCTACGTCGAAGGCGTGAAGCGAGACGTCGACTACTTCTGCCACCCGCCCGTCGATCCGCAGACCGGCGAGGTGAGCGCCGCAGACAATGCAATTCTCCTCGGCGAGCTCAAGCACTCCGATCCAGCAGTGCCGGAACGCTTCCGCCGCGAAGGCTGCGATCACCGTTTCGACGAGCACGGCTACATCGACACTCTCGAAGGCGGCCATACCGTCTGCCCGGGTGACTGGATCATCACCGGAGTCCAAGGTGAGAAGTACCCGTGCAAGCCGGACATCTTCGCCGCCACCTACAACGAAGTGACCGGGCCGCGCGGCATCGACCTCGAAATCGTCGAACCCGTCCGAGACCAGGACGACCTCGACCGAGCCAACAGAGTCGGCGTCATCGTGCCGCGCAGTATGCGGATCAACGGATCCACAGTGGCCTGGCCCGCGGACCAGCCGCCGATCATCGAGAAACTCACCGTCGACGGCAGCGAAGCCGCGGTCGTCACCCTCACCCTGTTCGCCCGCTCCGTCAGCGTTCGCGCCGAGGTGGTGCCCGATGCGGATCACTGAATGCTCCTCTTGCGGCCGCATGTTCGACGACATCGACAACACCGGCGTGTGTCCCAACGGACACGAGAACGCATGGACCGCCGACGACGACGAGTACCCGATCGGACAGGTGACCATCTGATGGTCGGACAGCAGCGCGCGATCAACCTCGACACCCCCGCACGCCGCGGCGCCGTAGACCGACTCCTCGGAGCCGCCGACAAGATCACCAACCAGACCGCCGCGCTCGCCGAAATCCGCGAACTGCACGAGCGTGAAACCACGTTGTGCATCAACTGCTCCGAACGCTGGCCGTGCTCGACCATCGCGATCCTCGAAAGGCACGGCCTGTGACCCCAGCCGCCACCGCGGAGCATCGCCCCGCCACACGCCGACGTCGTTTCGCCCACGACGAACTCATCGCCGTCGACCTGTTCTCCGGGTTCGGCGGACTCACCACCGGCATCAAACGGGCTGGCTTCGAAACGATCATGGCCGCGAACCACAACCGCTACAAGGTCGAAGTCCACGAAGCGAACCACCCCGAGGCCGAGCACTGGATCGCCGACCTCGTCGACCGCGACGCGGCCGACTACCACTCCGCGCGCGACCTCCCCGCCGCCGACCTACTCGTCGCCGGCGTCAGCTGCGTCAACCACTCACCCGCCAACACACAGAAGGCTTACGAGCAAGGACTGTCGCTGTTCGACCTCGACGATCCCGACTTCGACGCGCGGGTCACCAGGTCCGAGCGCGACCGCGCGACCGCGAACTGCGTCCTGCACTACGCCGCGCAGCACCACCCGCGGCTGATCCTCGTCGAATGCACCACCGAACTGACGTCGTGGGGCCCGGCCGTGCCCGGAAAGATGAAGGTAGGCGACGGATCGACATACCGATGGTGGCTCAACGAATTCACCAAGCTCGGCTACCGATACCGAGTGCTGTACCTCAACTCGATGTTCTTCGGCGTCCCGCAATCCCGAGACCGCCTGTACATCGCGTTCTGGGACCGCGCGCTACCGACGCCGGACCTCGACCACCGGCCGCCGTCCTGGTGTGGCAGCTGCGATCGCGTCGTCGAAGCGGTGTGGACCTGGCGCACCGGAGTGCCCCCGACCGGGTCAGTGCGCTACGGCAAGCAGTACGAGTACCGCTGCCCATCCTGCCGACAGGTTGTCGTGCCGCCGATGACGCCGTCGCTCGCCGCGCTCGACCTGTCCGACCTCGGCACCCGCATCGGCGACCGCAAGAAGCCCCTCGCCCCAGCGACCATGGCGCGCGCCGAGCGGTGCCGCCAACGGTTCGCCGAATTCCCCGCGGTCCTCATGCCAGCCAAAGCCGCCCACGGCACCGAGAAGCACCCATGGCAGCCACTCGCAACGCAGACCAGCCAGCAGGAGACCGCGCTCCTTTCAACCGGCGCAGTCCTCGCAGCGCATCGACACAATGGCGACGGCCAGAACATCGCCCGCCCGATGGACACCGTCACCAGCACCCACGAGAAGGCGCTTCTGCTCGCGGTCAACAACTTCCAGGGCGCACCCCGCGGCGCCGACGAGGCACTACCGACGCAGGGCGGCTCCGAGACACTCGGCCTCGTCTCCGCCCGGGTGCTGCCGAACCGCACACACGGAACGTCCCGCGGCGCCGGCGAACCCATGGAGACCGTCGTAGGCGGCGCCGGCTCCGGTGGACTCGGTGTCCTGTCGAGTGGCGTCGTCCCTTTCCGTAGGAACACCGTCCCCACAACGCACGGCGAAGCGATGCCCACCGTCACCAGTGACCAGGTACCCGGTGTGCTCACCGCGGCTGGCCGCGTGCAGTGCAACGGGTCGATCGACGAGGCGAAGTACCGCACCTACCCCGTCGACCGGCCGCTCGGCACGATCGTCGGATCCGCTGTCACCCAGGGCATGCTGTTCTCCGGCTGGTACAAGCAGAACGGCAGCACGGGCACCGAGACAGCGCCGCACCCGGTGACCGACCCCTTCGGCACGCTCACCTCCCGCGACACCACCGCGCTGCTGACCGCCGAGTGGCACGCGGTGCTCGCCGACCTCAGGCTCGAGGACTGCTACTTCCGCATGATGGCCGCCCACGAAATCGGCCGGGGCTGCGGATTCGACGTCGACTTCGCTGACTACACCGGCACCTTCATCGTGTGGGGCAGCGCCCGGAACCAGGTCGACGGCTTCGGTAACGCCGTCTCGCCACAGGTCGGCGAGTGGATCGGCGCCCGGCTTCGCGCCGTACTGCACCGAGAAGAGGCTGCATGATAGGCCTGCTGTATGACGCGCTAGTAGCCCGCGTCGCCGTCTTTCGCGGCCGGCAGATCGTTGGGCGGGGTAGTTACATCGCCCAGAGTGAAACGCTGGCGCTGCTCGCGCGAGAAGACAAACCAGTCCTTCTTCTTCCGTGTAGGCGGTGGCAACCAGGTGACCTCGATCGTGGCCTGATTCCACACTTCGAAGCTTTCGGCTTCGACACGCACGAAGATGTCGTCGCCCGTTCTCAACACGGGGACGGGTTGGTGAACCCGGCGCCGAAAGTGGCTCCCGCTTTGACTGACAGTTGCGTTCCCTTCAGACACTCGCGGCTCGTCGACCAGGTGCGTGCCGGAAACCCGGACCTGATGAGCAGCCCCATCGCCGATGTTTTGCAGCACGACACCGACTCTCGGTTCGCCAACCCGGTCCCCGTTACGGTCCCTGCCGCCACGTTCTTCAACGCGTATCGACCATTCCGCCTCGGTCCGGTCTTGGTACCTCCACCAAATCGAGACAGCGGTGGAGGCCGCCGTGGCGAGCGCGGTCGCAATTGCGGCGGCCAGACCCACAGCGCCCCAGAATCCCGTCGTGAACTCCGCCGCAGATTCTGCAGCTCCCAGCACCGTCATGGCTCGACACCGTATCGGAAGTCAGCCAGGCCAGCTGCCGCTTGCAGCGAGCTCGCCGGCCGCACCTGGGATCACTGCCCCGAGGCGGTGACCGTCTGATGGCGCGCCGCGTGCTGGTCACCGGCTCCCGGTCGTGGACCGATGAATACGCCGTCTACTACGCGCTCGTCCGCGAACTCCAACAAGCCGACGACCACCACCTCATCGTGGTGCACGGCGCATGCCCAACCGGCGCAGACGCATTTGCCCACCGGTGGGCCACCCTCGTCCACTTCAAGCCGTGGGTGACAGTCGAAGCCGAGCCGCACCCCGCCGACTGGCACCGCGACTGCGACGAAAATTGCTACCACCGGCCCCGCGAGAAGAACGGCCGCTCCTACTGCCCAATGGCCGGACACCTCCGCAACCAGGCCATGGTCGACCTCGGCGCCGACGTCTGCCTCGCATTCCCCACCACGACCTCACGCGGCACCCGCGACTGCATGCGCCGCGCCGAAGCCGCCGGCATCCCCATCGTCGTCGAGCACGAACGAACGGGCCGCCGATGACCGCGTCGACGCCGGAGCAGCACGCCGCGTACCGCGCTGGCCTGTGTGTCGCGCTGTGCGGCCGGCCGCACTCCGCCGGCCGGCCCCGCTGCGACGAATGCCACACCGACTACACCGCCGCCGGACACCAGGAGGTGACTGTCGATGCCTGAACGGATTCAGCGGAAGCGAACCAAGGGCTGGCGCACCCCACTGTGCGGATGCGGGTGCGGTAAGCAGGCGCGTTTCGTCGGCCGCGGCACCCCCTACGGCAACCCCTTCCGTATCGGCACCGTGATTGATCGCGTCGCGATGGGGCGATCCGCCCTTGCCGAGATCGCGATCACCGGCGCCGAGCAGGCCGTTGAGGCATACCGGCAGTGGCTCGGCGGCCGGAAACTACTGAGCGGCGGCCACGATCTCGCACCGCTGCCCCCCACTGCCGAGCAGCTCACCGCGCTCCGCGGCCACGACCTCGTCTGCTGGTGCCCGCTCTCATCTCCCTGCCACGCCGATGTATTGCTCGAGGTGGTCCATGCCTAACCCGCTGCATGAGTGCGAGTTCTACGCGGAGCGCAACGACAAGGGTCTGCTGGTCGGTCGATGCCGCGAGTGGCCGGACCTCCGCACTAAGCCCTACCGGGTCAGCCTCGACGCGATCGACGACATCGTCGACCAGGTCCGCGAGAAGCTCCGCGCCATCCACGCGACCCAGCCCGACCGCAACGAGGCCCGCTGATGCGAATCCGATCCACGAAGCCAGAATTCTGGCGATCCCACCGAATTGCCTCCGTGTCTTGGGACGCGCGACTCGTGCTGAAGGGCCTCGAGTCGTACGTCGATGACAACGGTGTCGGCAAGGACGACATCGAGTTGATCATCGGCGATTTGTTCCAGCGGGACGCGATTCGCGAGCCCTCGCGAACCCTCGCGAGGGTGTCTGCAGCCATTGACGAGCTTCACCAGGCCGGTTTGGTGTGGCGTTACGACGCCGACGGCACCGATCTCCTCTACGTGTCGTTCTGGGAATCGATCCAGCGAGTGGACCGGCCGCAGTCGGGACGTTTCCGCAGGCCAGACGGCACGATGGACTACAAGTCGTCACAGATTCGCGAGTGCGTAGCGAGCCCTCGCGAACCCTCGCGAACCCTCGCGACTGGAACAGGGGAACAGGGGAACAGGGGAACAGGGGAATCACCTACTCCAGTACGTACGGAACCACACAGCGCGCCCGAGCCGACCGCCGCCGCATCCGCCACCCCCGGCGCCGATCTCGTACGCGAAGTCGTGCCCCACGGACACCCGCCGGCGACCCTCACGTCGCTGCGTCTCCAAGCCTCCGAGCTCCTCAACACCGGAACCGACCGCGACACCGTCAGCGCCGCCCTCAAGCTCTGGTGTGACAAACCCGGCATCGGCATCGGCCGAACGATCCTGTCGTCGCTGTGCTCCGAGGTCATCAAGAGCCGCGCAACCCCAGCCATCAACGGACACCGCGTGCCCGCCTCAGACGCCGCATTCGCAGCCGCCCAAGCACTCAAGACAGCACCCCGCAACGGCCGATTGGAGCTCGAACCATGAACCGAAACGACGTCATCGACGTGCTCTCCGTCGTCGCCGCCGCCACCCGCCGCACCATCGGCGAAACCGACGTCGACGTCTGGCAAGCCATCATCGGCGACCTCCCGAAAGACCTCTCGCTGCGCGCCGTCCGCGACCACCTCCGCGACAAACCCGGCGTCTGGCTCGAACCCGGCCACGTCCACGAACGCGTCCGCGCTATCCGCCTCGACCAGCAGCAGCGCGAACCCGACGAAGCACGCGAAGCCCGCCAACAGGCCCTCGAATCGAAAGTCGCCGACCGCGTCACCGAACTCGCCGCCGACAAAGCCATCCCGTCCGACGCACCGAAATACCAACGCCGCGGCATCCACCCCGCCCTCACCGTGCGCTGCCCGTTCTGCCACGCCAGCCAAGGCCAACCCTGCGTCATCCCACAGACCGACATCCGACGCGCCACCCCCCACCCATCACGACGCGAAGCCGCGCAGGTCGCGTCATGACCACCACAGTGCCGCCCAGCCGCCCACAGGACGCCCAAACAGCCCTTGCCGCGGGTCAGCGGACGGCTGACGCACGCACAGAGCCGTACAGCGTCGAATTGATGGCCCAGGCACGCCGGCGCCGACGGCTCCACCGAAGCGCGTGGGGGCGGCGATGAACCTGGACTACTGGCCCGCCGACCAACCACCCGAAGTGCTCGCCCACGCCGACGCCTACATCGAAGCCAGCGCCGAAGCCTACGACTCGATCCTCCCTGGCCTGGGCGACGCACTCCGCGCCGTGTGGGCCGACGTCCGGCCGGCGCCATCATGCGACTGCCCGATGGACCCCTACCACCGCTGGAACTGCGCACTGACACCCATCTGGGCGCAGACGATGCGGGATCTGGATATCAACCCGTGGACGGTCGTCCGCAACGTGCTCGACCAGAGCCCCATGCCGACCGAGTGCCCTATCTGCGGGTCGTTCGAGTGGAGCAAGTTCCTCGTCCCACAGTACGACGACGCGATCTGCATCGAGTGCTGGCAACGCAACCGGCACAGAGAACCCGAGCTATGGCACTGCGCCGACTGCGGGAAGTTCCTCGGCGGCTGGGACCGCATGGTGCTCCAGGTGTCCGTGCGAGACGGCGCGGCCTTCCTGTGCCGCACCCACTTCGACGCCCGACGAGCCGCGATCAAGGAGACGAATGCATGACCCTGAAAGCCGAACTTCACGCCTACCAGCCGCCCGAGCGCGAGTTAGCCAGCACCATCCTCGCCTTCCGCGACTTGCAGATGGCCGCCACGTGGTCCGTTCGCGTCTCATCCGACCCACTCGGCCCGGTCAACCGCATCGTGTCGCTGATGAACGGCAACCAGCGCGTGAAGTCGGTGCTGTACCCGGTCGGCGTCGGGGACACGGTGCGCCTGATCCGAGACAAGGGTGGCTATCGGATGGACGACCTGTTCGCGATGAAGCCAGCCTCGCACGGCCCGCTCGGCGATATCGATCCCGATCCACTGCCATCGTGGCGCGAACCCGGCTGGCGCGTCGAGGTCAACGGCCGCACCGTCTTGGCCGTCACCGATGCCGAGCTGGCACCACCGCGGCCACCCGTACCACGAATCCCACTGTGGCGGCGCATGCGTCAGGCGTGGGTCGAGCAGGCGCGGGCTGATGCGGATGCGGTGGCTGGGCGGCTGGGGTATCACCGCGCGGGCGAGTGCACGGGGTGGGACGAGTGAGCGACAAGTTCTGCATCTACAAGCACAACGACGGCTATCACCTGCCGTGGAACGTTGATTACCCCGCCGGCTTCGACGACATCGAGTCAGGCGCTGCGTGCGAGACGTTCGCCGACGCGATCGCCGCGTTCATCGAGGCTTCCGAACGCCGCTGCATCAACTGCGACCGCGGCGCCGTCGAAGACCGGCCATGGGGCTGGGAATGCACGGCGTGCGGGGCATACGACGTCGCAGTCGGGTTCGAGGCTCCCGCTGAGGTGCTCCGTCGATGACCACCTGCCCCGCCGAATCCGTCGGCCGCTGCGATCTCAACACGCCCGCCCTCTACATCCACGACTGCCAGGAGAAGCGATGACTGACGAGCGCCAGCCGCATCGGTGCATCGCCGCCGGCGCCTGCCGCGCCGCACGCGACGGCCAGCCAGCCCTCACCATCGACGACGGGGTCCTGTGCGACGCCTGCCGAACCAACTTCGAACAGTGCGTGAAGCGCCTGCCCAGCGACTACCACATGCTCGGTGCCGCCCTCGGTGAACACCAGTCCGCCAGCGGCGACTTCGTCCGATCCAGCCCCACACCCGCCATGCCGATCAGCGCGGCGGCCGAAGCCGTTATGGCCGACATCGCCGAGATTCTCGACATCGCCGCCACCATGGTCGCCGAGCAGCTCGACATCGACACCCCGACGGCGCGCCGAAACACCGCACCCAAGGCACCAGTTCCCGACGAGAACGGCAAACTGAAGTACATTCCACCAGAACGCAACTCGGTGGCAGACCACGCCGAAACTCTCACCGTCACAGTCGATCGCATCCAGACCATCGACGCGTGCGTCCGACTCGTCGAACCACACATAGACCTCCTCGCCCAGGCTCCAGCCACCGAGGTCTACCTGTGGACCACGCCACGGCGATGCGACACACACACCGAGCAAGTCCAAGCCGCCGAAGCCGCACTCGCGCAGGCGCTCAACATGCCCGGCGCCGACACAGCGACACCCAAGGCCATCTCAACCCACCTTCGTGCCGCATTCCGGAAACGTTCCCGCAAGGGAGGCCTGCCGTTCACCGAGAAGCAGGCCGCCGCCCTCGACCCGCTGCAACGCGCACACCGCGCAGCAGCCAACTGCGACACCTGCAACGCGTGGGACACCGACCCCCAATACGGCCAAGCCCGAGACCTCCAACCGCTGTCCGGCCTCGACGTCCTCCACCGCATCCGCAACACCCACCACCGCGCCCGCGCCCACCTCGGCCACACCAGACTCCGCCACCACTACGACATGCCCTGCCCCGCCTACACCCGCGACGGCAACTACTGCGGAGCACCCACCGTCGGCCGTGACGACGGCACCGAATGGGTCAACTGCACCACCTGCGGCACCCAATGGACCGAACGCGAATACGACTGGCTCAAAACACTCATCGCCGGAGACAAGGAAATCGACATGCTCAGATGGCTACTCGCAGAAGCATATTGGCGCCTCGACCAACTCCAACACGGCGTCGAAGTAGCCAAAGCAGACCCCGCCATCGACGCACCCGGCGCCGGCCGATACCTCCTCGAAGGCATCGAACGCATCCTCGAAGCCGGACACGGCCACCAAACCCCCGACCAAAGAAAGACCACAGCATGAGCCTCACCCTGATCAGCCGACCTACGAGCGTCGTCGCGCTCACCCCCACCCTGACCGTCACCCTCGACCCGGACGAGCAGCTCGGTCGCGCCATCTATGAGTCCGACGGCCAGAACGTCAACTGGACCATCGACGGCACCACGTACGTCCTTCACGACTGGAAACTTCAACGCATCCACGGCATCGACCGACTCGAAACCAGGTGGGTCACCCGAGCCGACCTCGAACGCCACTGCCGCATCCCCAGCGAGATGCTGCGCCGCATGCCCGTCCACCGCGCCGCGAACGTCCTAATCCGCCGCTTGGCCTGGATGGCGCGCACACGACTCGGAGCACTCCGATGAGTGATGTCGATACCATCGCGTCTCTGGCGAAGTCAGTGAACGGACTTGAGGCATCTCGACGCGCCGGTTGGGCCAGGTCGTACGCCGCCGCCGATCGGGCGGACGAACTCTCGCGCGACCTCAACATCGCGCGGGCGGATGTCGCCATGCTCGCCAAGTACGCCGGACTGCTACACGGCGTGCTCGAAGGTGTCTGCCCGGCCGCACTCGACGCTATCGGCGGAAGGCCATCCAGGGGAGTTGATCCACACCAGCAGATCCTGGACCCGCACAAGCTCAAGAGCTATCTACCCGACCAAGCGTTGAACGCCGGACGCGCAATCGGATTCGCCATCAGGGAGCGCCGATCACGGCGACGCCGGACCGGAGGAAAGCTGTGAGCGCGCAGTTCGCGGCGAAGTTCACCAGCCGCTGCGCCAACGGCGACACCATCAACCCCGGCGACACCGTCCACTACGACGACGACCAACTCATCCACGTCACCTGCGACGCCACACCACCCGACCCCCAAGCGCCCGGGCGAAACGAACGCAACTGCCCCGACTGCCACCTCATCCACGCCGGAGGGTGTGACTGGTGATCGAGCGCGACGACATCGACGACCTGGTCGACTGGCAACTCAGCGCGCCACCAGAGCGCCGACACGTCTGCCGCTCCTGCCGCGCATCTTGGACCGGCACCCCCACCATCTGCCCCGAATGCGGCACCCCGGCGCCCTGATGACCGGACGACGCGCCAAACCACGCGGCGGAGTCGCGCAAGCGAACCGCAGCCTCCGCACACGCGTCCACTCCAGATTCCTCGACCGAGCACTCCGAGACCTACCCCGCGCCCAATGCCGCACACCCACCAAAGTCCGCTACCGATCCCGCAAAGCCGCCGAATCCGCCGCCGAAAAACAATGGCGAGAAGCCGGCCGAATCCTCTACGCCTACCCCTGCATCGACCACTTCCACCTCACCAGCCAGAGGACACACCCGTGACCGACGCCGACATCATCGACCGCATCGACGAACTCGTCGACGAACAGCTCTCCGGCGGCGAACCTCGCACCGGATACAACTACGGCGACCCCACATACCCGCGCTGCTGGCACTGCGGCCGCCACTGGCACGGCCTACCCATTACCCAACGCATCGCCGACATGTACGCCCTCGGCGAATACGACGAGACATACAGCCTGGACCGCGACAACACCGAAGTCATCTGCCCAGGGTCCGACTTCATCGGGCCCATGCCCGCACCACGAGGCGCTCACACGCCCGTCACCGCTGCCCTGCTCCGCCACGGCGACGTCGTCTTCCGAATGGTCATCGACACAGAGGCGATGCAGGAAAACATGCGTCGCTGGCGGGAACAAGCCGAGGCGATGACACGAAGCCTCATGGCAATGGCCCGTATCGAATGGACCCTACCCGCCGACACGTTCGATCCGTCGCCCTGGTTCCAGACCATCACGTTCCGGTCCGCCGACGCCCGGCTGATCTATCCACGCTGGGTGATGTACGAAGGGCGGCCGACATTGCCGACACCATCGGCTCACGCCGACCCTCCACCGATCGACGTCCAGTTCGGTAAGCAGTGGTGGCGCTGCGAGATGCAGCACGTTCCAGGCACCTGCTGGATGCGAGCTGGTCTCTGGCTGCCAGGCGATCCCGTCGCCCCGCTGCCCGCCGCCGTCCGAGACCACTGGGCCGAGTTCACCGCGCCCAACTATCCGACACCCGAACGACCAGGCTTCGACTTCACGGCATGGGCAGTTGACGATCAACGGCACGGCCCCTCATCACCCCGAAGCGCCAATCCCGACCGACGGACGAGCACCGCAACTCGGCAGCACCAGCGACGGGGGAGACGCACGCGATGACGACCAACACACTCCCGTGGCCCTGGCCTGAAGACTCACGCGAAGACCGCATCAAACGCGTCGGCCGCTCCTACCGAGACCTCATCCTGCGCATCACGCAAGGCCGCTGCGACGACCCAGCCGGCGACCTGCACCGGCTCGACATGCACTGGCACTCTTACGGCGTCCATTGGCCGGTGCCGCGCACGGCACCAGCAGATCCTGATGACTGGGTCACTGCAGCCGACGCCGCCATGTACGCCGACGTCGCACCCGGGACTGTCCGGAAGTGGGCTCAACGCGGCCTCATCCGCGTCGACCACCGCGGCGACGGCACACCCATCTACAACATCGGCGACCTCAACGACCTCGCACGGAGACGTGCTAAGTCGCGAAGGGCCAGCTCAACTGGTTGAGGGAGGATTCCGCCTCCGCGCATTACTAGATGGGTGCTTAGACGCAGCTGTGCCCGATGGGTTCTTGATGGGCGACGTGCTCTTACGCAAAGAAGCCGCAGGAGCCATCCGCCGTTCGCCAGCCACCTTTGTGACCCTCTTCGTTACGGTCTTGCGATTGCCATGAATGTCGCTGACCGAGACGCGTATGTGCTTGCACTCTCCGCCCGTCGGCGCAGCGTCCTTCACATGCTGGGTCGCGAGGATGGGGGCAATGTGCATGAGAGTCGCCGCGAGCTGGTCCTGTGCCAACTCGGCGTCATACCGTGCCTGCAGGTTGATCCAGAACATGTCGGACAGACCGAGTGCCCGGGACAGCCGCAAACCAGTGTCCGCGGTGATGCCGCGCTTGCCCTGAACGATCTCGTTGATACGACGAGGCGACACGCCAATAGCCTTGGCGATGCGGTACTGGGAGATGTCCAGTGGCTCTAGAAACTCAGTCTCGAGGATCTCTCCTGGGTGAATTGGTGCAAAGTCGGGCGCAGTCATGAGGTTCCCTTTTGGGCTGGGTGCAGGCGTGTGGGTGAGGTGAGTTGAGGTGTGGGTGCGTGGTGTGGGGGTCATGGTGGGGTGGTCGCTCAGTGGTAATCGACGATTTCAACGCCATCAGCTCCTCCGTCCTTCCAGGTGAAGCAGAGGCGATACTGACCGTTGATACGGATGCTGTACTGGCCCTCACGATCGCCGACCAACTTCTCCAGCCGGTTCCCGGGAGGCACCCGCAGATCGTTGATGTCAGCAGCGGCATCGAGGATCAGCAGCTTCTTGTAGCCAGCACGGCTGATCTCCGGACCCAACGCCTTAACGTTGCGACGGTTCCACACCGCCTCGGCGTTCTTGTCGTTGAAGGACCGGATCACCAGCTTATGATAACGCAACCCGTTATTAACGGCAAGCGTTACTAGTGACGCGGCCGCCCCAGATGAGTGACAGCCCCCACGACATGTCGTACAGTGCAGCTAGCACCGCTGTGCCTACATCCGGGCCAGCGGCTTTTTCATGCGCCCACCGAGAGGCGCCAACCATGCCACGAGCACCACGACGATGCCCAGGCGACCACGGCCAGTGCGCCGAACTAATCACCGGCAGCGCCCGCTACTGCCCCACCCACACCAAAGCCTGGGCCGGCGAACGCACCGCCTCAAGCCGCATCACCAGCAGCTGGGCATGGCAGCAGACCGCACCCGACATCCTCGCCCGCGACGGCTACGAATGCCGACTCCGATACCCCGGCATCTGCACCGGCCGCGCCACCACCGTCGACAAACGCGACCCCGCCGCCCGACGACCCGACCGCGCCCTCGACCCGGACAATCTCCAGGCCGCCTGCGCCGAATGCAACGGGCATAAGGCGCGGACCGCCGACCGAAAACGCCCCTGACCTGCGGAAACGCCGCCGACCCCAGGGGGTCCACCCCCTCCCCGGGGGTCACCGCCCTGCCGCAACGCACTGGTCATTCCGCCGTGTACGGAACCCCCACTTCGGCCGAGTCGCGAAAAGGGCTGTTGCGCATGCATATTCGCAAATGCCGCGGATGCGGCGACAGCTTCGAGTTAACTCGACAGGATCGAGTATGGTGCTCAAGCCACTGCTATCACCGGCACCGACGCGTAGATCGCGACTCGCGCGACGCTGTGCAGTGCGGGCACTGCAAGTGCGCCTTCTTGCCGTACAAGATGGACCAGCGGTACTGCTCGGCGAAGTGCCGATCCGCGTTCAATCACCAGCGGCAGAAGGATGACGGCCGTTACGCCGCGCAGCTCGCGAAACGGCGTGAATCCCGCGGTACGAATCCAGCCGAGCCGGGAACTCGCCGACTGGGATACGTGTCGTCATGTGTCGTATGCGGAGCTCAATACGCGCACAACCACAAGCGGCGCCGATACTGCTCGACTCGCTGCGGTGCAAAGGCATCGTATGAGAATCGGAAGCGGACGCCGGAGTACAAGGCAGCGCGGCTCGGTTGCGACCAGCGCCGTCGAGCGCGCAAGAGGACGGGCACTGTCGAGGTGTTCTCGTCTGCTGAAATCTTCGACCGGGACCGCAACAGGTGCCACATCTGCCGGAGGAAATGCCGCCGTGATGTGGTGGTTCCACATCCGCTGGCGCCGACGCTTGATCACCTGATCCCTCTCGCTGAGGGTGGCGAACACACTCGCGCGAACACTGCGACGGCGTGCTTCCTGTGTAACTCAGTGAAGGGTGACCGCGGTGGTGGCGAGCAGTTGGCCATCGTCTGACTTCCCCGACAGGGGGGACACCTTTCCTGACATAGGAGCCGGCCATGCCACCTTCCGCGAAAGATCCGTCGCTGCGGGCTCGTCGAAATAAGACGACCACGCGGGCGACATTGAAGCCGCAGTCGAATCCGCGGATCCCGAAGCTGCCAACGGGGACGCGCTGGTACCCGCAGGTGCGGGATTGGTGGAAGCGGGCGTGGTCCTCGCCGATGGTGCCGGAGTGGACCGAGTCGGACGTGGACGGGCTGTACCTGGCGGCGAAGCTGATGCAGCAGTTCTGGGATCCGGAGACCTCACCGAACGTGTGCAAGGGTCTGGCCGGCGAGGTGCGGATGATCCTGACGCAGTGCGGCCTGACGCCGATGTCGCGGCGGTCGTTGCAGTGGGAGATCGATCGCGGTGAGGCGGCGGCTCAGGCGACGGCGTCGCGCCGCGGCGCCACGAAGGCGCCGGCGGCGAAGAAGACGGCCGCGAAGCCGGATCCTCGGACTGCGCGGGCGAACCTGCGCGCTGTGTAGCTCCTCGTGGAGCTGATCGTCCCGCCGGAGACGGGGGAGCTGTTCCCGACACTCGGGGACCAGATGTGCGACTTCCTCGAGGAGCGCGCGTGTCACGGCCCGGGTGACGTCAAGGGGCAGCCGATCACGCTGGCTGAGGACTGGCGGTACGTGCTGTACCGGCTGTACGAGGTCTGGCCGGCGGATCACGCGCGGGCCGGGAAGCGCCGGTTCAAACGGGGCGCGGTGTCGTGGCGGAAGGGCTCGGCGAAGACCGAGTTCATGGCCCTGGTGGCGTTCGCGGAGCTGCACCCGGAAGCTCCGGTCCGGTTCAACGGCTTCGACGACGACGCGCCGTGCGGGCTGGCGCCGGGACGGCCGGTGGTCGATCCGTACATTCCGCTGCTGGCCAACACGAAGGACCAGGTCGAGGAGCTGGCGTACGGCGCGCTGAAGGTCATCTGCGAGGAGTGCGCCGACGCGGACCTGTTCGACGCGGCGCTGGACCGGATCCTGCGGATCGGGGCGAACGGCAAGGCCGACGGCAAGGCTGTCGCGCTGGCGAACGCGCCGAACTCGAATGACGGCGGCCGCACGACGTTCCAGGGCTACGACGAGACCCACCGCCTGTATCTGCCGAACCACAAGGCCGCGATCCAGACGATGGAGGCGAACCTCGGCAAGCGGGCGGCGCAGGACCCGTGGTCGCTGTCGACGACGACGGCCGGCGAGCCGGGGCAGAACTCGCAGGCCGAGGACGACCACTTCGAGGCCGAGGCGATCCTGCGCGGCGAGATCGCGCGGCCCCGCCTGTTCTACTTCCACCGCCAGGCCGGCGACGGCTGGGATCTGGAGAAGTTCGAGGACCGGGTCGAGGCGATCCGGGAGGCCTCGGGTCCGGAGTTGGCGGCGCGCACCGACCTTGAGGACATCGCGTCGCAGTGGGACAGCCCGAAAGCTGATAAGAGCTACCTCGAGCGGGTGTGGACGAACCGGTGGACCCAGCAGGGCGCGTCGGCGTTCAACGTGAAGCGGTTCAAGGCGCTGGGTCTGCCCGGTGAGCTGATCCCGCCGCGCTCGTACGTCACGATCGGGTTCGACGGCGCCCGGTTCCGGGATTCGACTGGGCTGGTGCTCACCGACGTCCGGACCGGGATGCAGCAGACCCTGTTCCTGGCGGAGAGGCCGCTGAACGCCCCGGACGACTGGGAAGTGTCGGAGACCGAGGTCGACGCCGCGGTGCGTGAGGCGTTCCGCGCGTATCGCGTGCTGCTGATGTACGCCGATCCGCCGTACTGGAACTCGACGGTTGGTGACTGGTCGGCGCGATACGGCGACTCGAAGGTGACGAAGCGGCCGATCGTGCAGGAGTTCTGGACGAACAAGCAGGAACGCATGATCAAGGCGATCGGCGCGTACCAGGACGGTCTGGCGTCGGGGATGTTGTCGCACAACGAGGACGACGACGGCGACCTGGTGCGGCATGTCGGCAACGCGGGGAAGCACTTCCTGAAGCGGGTGGATCCGGAGACCGGCCAGCTGCTGTGGATCCTCGGGAAGCTGCACAAGGACCGCAAGTTCGACCTGTGTATGGCCGCGATCTTGTCGTGGCAGGCGCGGATGGATGCGATGAAGTATCTGCCGCGAACTCGACGGCGAGTGGTGAAGGTGAGGTGAACGCGTTGGCGCCAAGTACTCCGCAGGAGTGGTTCGATCTGCTCAACAAGCGGTTCACTGCCGTCAGCGCCTTCAACTGGTCGGACAAGGCGAGTCGCCCGCTCGAGCACCGCTCCCGCAACCAGCAGTTGGACCTTCTGTGGTCGTACTACGTGGGTGATGCGCCGCTGCCGCAGGTCGCCGACGAGTACGAGGACGTGTTCCGCGACATCATCCGGAAGGCGCGCTGCAACTACGCGCCGATGTGCGTCAAGGCGATGCTCGATCGTATGGAGCTGCAGGCGGTGTCGACGAGCGCGGACCGGACCTCCAACGGAGACGATGTCGCCGCCGAGATCATGGAGGAGTCAGGCTTCGCGACGCAGTTCAAGCAGTTGCAGGCGTTCAAGTTCACGATGCGCGAGTCGTTCGCGATGGTGGTGCCGGCGTCGGCGCCGGGCGGTAACCCGACCGTGCACGCGATCGATCCGCGGCGCTGCGTCGGTATTGCGGACAAGACGAACCCGATCCGGCTCAGCGCCGCGCTGGTCAAGGAATGGGACGAGATCGAAGAGGCGGAGCTCGCGCACCTGTTCCTGCCAGGCCGGAAATTCACGTGGCGCAGGGACGCCAACAGCGGCGAGTGGAAACTTCAGGACGAGGCCGGTGAGGCGGTGCGGGTCCCGGCGGCGTTGGGGGGCATCCCGGTGGTGCGGTTCGAGAACGCCGACGGGCTCGGTGAGTACGAGGCCCACATCGACGTGCTGGACCGGATCATCGACACCACGCTTCAGCGGATCGTGCTGACGAAGTTCCAGGCGTTCCGGCAGCGCGGCGTCTCTGGTGATGAGGACGAGGACACCGAG